GTTCCTGCTTCTAATAAAGTTGAAGAGAATGTAGATTACGACTATGATTCAGCTCGTAATAACCTACATAAGCTATTGAATCAAGGACAAGATGCATTATACCATGCGCTAGAGATAGCCAAACAGTCTGAGCATCCAAGAGCCTTTGAGGTGGTAGGAAACTTAATGAAACAACTAGCTGATACAAACGAGCAGCTATTAGCATTGAGTGAACGTAAACAAAAGTTGGATGCACCTAAGCAACAAGAAGGGCAACCAAATAGACAAGTAACAAATAATAATGCGATTTTTGTGGGGTCAACCTCCGAATTGAGCAAGATGATTAAAGATATGAGTAAAGGAGAATAGTATGGCACTACCAATGATGAAGGCGCCGTTGTATAATATAACGATACCATCTACAAAGAAAGAAGTACAGTTTAGACCGTTTTTGGTCAAAGAAGAAAAAGCATTACTCTTAGCTCAGCAGTCAGAAGATCCTAAGGTAATGATCAATACATTAAAGAACGTCTTACAGTCATGTATAGTTGGAGACGTAGATATTAATAACTTGGCAACATTTGACTATGAATACTTGTTTACACAGATCAGAGCAAAGTCTGTAGGTGAGATAGTAGAGTTGGTGTTCTTATGCGACACGTGCGAAGATGAAAAGGCTAAGACTAACGTTAAGTTAGACATAACAAAGTTTAAGGTAGAATTCCCAGAAGGGCATGATGCTAACATCCCTTTATTTGATGATGTTGGTATAATGATGAAAAACCCGTCGTTAGATACTTTAGATAAGTTAGAAAAGATACAAGACGGAGACATAGACAGTATATTTGATGTCGTAGTTGATTGTGTAGAATCAGTATATAACTCTGATGAAGTATTTAACACAAAAGATCAAACGCGACAAGAAGTATTAGATTTCCTTGAGAACTTAACTCAGGAACAATTTAAGAAGATCGAAAACTTTTTCTTGACTGTACCTAAGTTAAAACAGGTAGTGGAGTATGATTGCCCTGTATGTAGTAAACACCATGTTAAGTCTATGGAGGGCCTGGCAAGTTTTTTTTAGTTAATCTCAGTCACGAGAGCTTGTCCAACTATTATAAGATGAACTTCGCTCTCATGCAATACCATAAGTATTCGTTGACTGAGATTGAAGAGATGTTTCCATTTGAACGCGAGATCTATGTTGCTATGTTGATTAAGTATTTAGAAGAAGAAAAACAAAGACTAGAGAGTAGGTAATGGCAAAAAGCGGATTAATTTTTAAATCTGAAGAAGAGTTTAAAAAAGAGTATCAACCTGAAAGGATGGGCGAAGGAGCCCTTAAACAGGTCATCCAACAGTTACGTTCACATAATATGTCTGCAGAAGGAGTTAAGACAAAAACTCTTGATGCCGAACCGATTATCAAAGACTCTAAAGAAACTAAACTCAAAGAAGATGCTAATAAGAATACAGAGCATCTATTAAATGAAAATAAAAAATTAAATAAAAACATAGAGAAGTTATCAAAAACTATAGGTGATGTTACTAAAGGTAAAGGTGTTACTGGCGAAAGAGCTGAAAAGTTAGCAAAAGATCAAGAGAAAGATTATCGCGGGATAGGACAACAGTTTAAAGAAAGACTCACTGGCAGAGGCGGTAATAAGTATGACCCAAGCGGCATGGCTTGGAAGTTTGGATCAATTAGAGGTCTATTACATACTACTGGATTAGTTCAAGCTGGTAGTGGCAGTTTCTTAGATAGGAAGTTAGACGTACGAGAAGAGCGTTTAAGAACTGCACAGGAGATGGCTAAGCTTAATCCTCAGATGAAAAACTTAGGACCAAAGGGAAATAAGCGTTTTAAAACAGACGCTGATCTAGAAGCTTATTATGCTGAAAGAGGTAAAAATGTACAAGACGCTAAAGCTAACCTTCAAACAGAACAATATAAGATAGATACTGCTCAAGCACTAATGTCAGAGGAAGAGTATGCTAGGACTACTGGCGGTAAGAGACAATTAAAAGCTAGAGATGAAGCTGCACAAGCCCTGATTGATATCGATCCTACAAAGACTGGTGAAAAGAAAGGCGCTTTTAAACCAGCTAAAGAAGAGAATATTCAAGACGAATTAAACGTATCACAAGAAGAGAGCGATACATTAAAAGCATTAACAGCTTCTAGCGAACCTATCAATGAGTTAATAGCCATAACTAAAGTTGAGAACGAACGTAAGACTAAAGCTGATTCTGATATGCTTGCCGCTTTAAATAACGTTGCAGCGGCCGCAGGTGAAGGTGGATCTTTGGGTGGATTAGCTAATGCTGCAACCAATCTTGTTGGTAGAAAAGGAGCAATAGGTGCAGCTAAGAAAGGCGCTGGTTATCTATCAAAAGTTGGTGGTGCTGGTAAGTTAATGAAAGGCCTAGGCATCGGAGCTGTCGGTGCATTAGCTGGTGAAGGCTTACAAATGGGCGGCGAAAAACTTCAAGAAGCTGGATACGAAAAGACTGGTAAAGCTGTAGGTGCTGGTGGCACTGCAGTTAAATACGCTGGTTATGGAGCTATGATTGGCTCTGTCATTCCTGGGGTTGGTACTGCTATTGGTGCTGGTATTGGAGGTGCTGTAGGTTTAGGTAAAGGCATCTACGATAATTATTATAAAGGTACTCCAAAGACTACAAAAAATAAAGAAGCTCATAGCTTACGTATGGATACAAGTGATCCTAACAATGTAAGGTATCTGGTTGATGATAAAGAGATCAGCGCTGATGAATACATGAGGTTACAAAATATTGAAGACTTAGGAGATCAAGCAAAAGCAATAGCTGCTGCATCAAATAAAGCTGATCAAGTATCAGCACGATCTGCAGATAATGCTGTAGCTAAGCTACCATCTAATTCTGCTCCAGCAACAAACATAGTCAACGCACCTACTACTATCAGTAAATCGTCTACAAACAATGCTATCAAAGTTCCTATCAGGGATCAAGATAATACTGTTAAATCATATCATAAATCAAGATATGCAACATAAAAAAGGGAGCGTAAGCTCCCCTTTTATTACTTTATAACTTATCCTTCATCAGCGATCTTTTGGAAGAAGCTCATATCGAACTCATCGTTATCGTTGATTTCAGGTGCTTTGCTTGGAGCTGGAGCAGCTGTATAAGAAGGAGCTGGTGCTGATGCAAAAGTTTTAGGTTCTGCAATAGGCAATGGCTCATTCGTCAACTCTTCCGCAGTAGGGACAGGTCCACTACCACTCAACACTGAATCAAGCTTAGCCTTAAGTTCATCATATGACTTAAAGTGTTTATCCTCAAGGAACTCACCAAGTTTAACTTGACGATTTACTACGCTAAGGATAGCCTCATCTGATGGAGCAACTGGAGTTGGATCCGCAAATGCAGACTGATCATAGTTAGGATAACCTTCAACCGTACGCATACGGATCTTGAAGTTTGCACCTTCCCATAAATCAAACACGTTCACTGGCTTTTCATCTTCAAATGTAGGACGAGCCTTGTTCATGATCATATCAAAGATCTTCTTACCATACTTGAATAGCATGACTTTGCCTTCATTTTCTGGGTGTTTAGGATCTGATACGACCAAGATATTTGAGATGAAGTGTAAACGACGTTTTTGTTTACGTGCGATCTCTTTGTTTGCTTCTGAACCTGAGTTCCATAATGTAGTGTTTAACTCACCCACTGGATCGTTCTGACCATTATGACCATTACGTGGAGTAGTTAGTGAGTTCTCAATGTACCATTTACCTGTCGGTCCTTGGAAACCATGTGAGAAGATTTTTACCCAAGGTAACTCATCACCTTCAACTCTTGGTAAGAAACGGATTACAGCTGATGCATTACCAGCTTTGTCTCGCTCTAGTTTCCAAAAGCGGTCGTCTTCATATGACTTGCTATCTGTTTGGGGATTTGCGATCTTTTCAAATGCTGAAGCAATTTTACCGAAATCGTTTGTGCGCGAAGCACGGAGTGTATTTAAGTCCATCGTATTTTCCTCGTATTAAAGTGTATTAAATGTGTATATGTAGATTGCTCTACGCTTTTATTTATACAAACCCACATCAAAATTTGCAATAAATTCATTAAATATTTTATATAGCTTTTCCTTATCGTACTTGACAAACCCTTTAAGCTTTGTTAGCCTTCGTATCTCTGTCTCTAGTACAAGGCTTATATGAGTATCATTTTTCCATACAGTGAATAGTCTATCATAGAAGTCACCTAGTATACTGATAGTCTGTGGACTAACACGTTTGCCTAAGTATAGTTTTACCAATACTGGAAACTCATGGTTTGCACAATTGAATATCTGCTGTATGCTATAATTATTCTTCTCAGCTTCCAACAACAATACGTTTAGATCGTCTGAGAATACCTTAGTGATACTCTCTTTGACTTTCTTCCAATGTAGATAAAACTCTTCGGCTTCCTCTACACCATATATCATGTTATCATTACCGTATATGAAGTTTGCTACATAGAACTGTATCAGCTCTTGATCGGTATCAAATCGTCTTGCTAACTTCTCAAATATAAACTTATCGTTTCTTGCATTGAAGGCGTCGTGCGAATACTTGATGTTGCCTTTGTTCTCGAATACATTAAACTTATCGTTATTAAAATGGAGTTTTAAGGCAAGATAATATCTAAACGCCTTAAAACCATTCATAGGTCTAATGAACCCTTCTTAGGCAGATAGTTTAGTTCTATCATGTTGCGTTCTATCTTTTGCTTGAGGTTTTTATTGATCATTCCTGAGATGTCTTCAGGATCTATAAAGTTTTGTTCGCAGTACAGTAAGACTGCATCCATATGAGATATTCGTTTCTCTGCCACGAGTGATTCGATGAATAAGGAAAACTCATTCGTATTCTTAAACATCTTGCCTTCCATTAAATCATCCCCAAATAATGGTTAGTTAACTTAAGGCTATGCTTAATGTTCTCATAAGCTTTATACTGATCATTATATGCTTTCCATACTGGTTCATTCTTACCAGCTGAATTCATCTGCTCTGAGAATAGTTCAAGGTATTCCTCAAAGAACACGTCTACTTCTTTTAAGTTCTTTTCTAGTTCACCTTTAACTCTTATTAGTTCTTGCTTATTGCCTGTTTGATAACAGTGATTTATATGTTGTGCCACGTTCATTTCACTTTCCTTGATTTAAAATTATATTATACCATAGTAAACATTTAATGTACACAAGTTTAATCGATCGCGCCGTCCTCAACTTTGACCTTTATTTTAGTCTTCTTTACAGCAGGCTTTGGTTCAACTATTTCATTCGCCTTCTCTGCAGCCTTCTTGTCTTGTAATTGTACAGCTTCAAACCTCTTCTTCAAACGTGGCTTGATCTCTTCAGCATTAAACCATAGCTCAAGGCCGTTAAGGACCTTCTCAAGCTCTTTAGGTGTTAAGAACCCGTCATAAGCGTCTATCATTAACTTCTCACACTGCTTAATGGTAAAGTCTGTGTGTGCCTTGACTGTTGGTGTGTTACCAGATGAACCAAAAGAGGCAGTATGGATCATCATGTAGGCTGTATCATATACATGTACAGCATGGCAATACATAGAGATCAGAGATGCGGCAGAGTGTGTAGCACCCATTAAGAATGCTGTGACCTCTGCACGTGATGATAGGATGCCTGATATGATGGCCCCTGCAGTATCAAGGTGACCACCATTTGAGTTGATAAACAAGTGGATCTTATCGTTCTCACCTGCATTTACTAATAAAGATATTAGTTCTCTATACTTATTTGGTTCATCAATGGTAGAATCTAAAAACACTTCATGTGTTCTAAGTACTGTTTCTATGGTATTGATATGGACATTATTTAGTAATCCTCCAAAAATATTCGGAGTATTTTCATCTGCTTGTTTTACCACGATCAAACCTTTCTTTTATAAAATATATGATTTCCAATTGTTGTTGTTACTCTTACGTTCTTCCATACTGGAGTTATATCTTTTGTATGGAAAAATAATGCACCATGTGTTACATCTTTCATGTTCTTATAGTTTAAATATGTATACAATGCTACTGACCTTGCATGAGCGAATACTTCTTTCTCACGCTTTGTATATCTATAAGATTCAGCTTTAACTCTCTTGTAGTCATCACAGTACCAAGAGAATTGACATACTTCCTCAAACTTTTGAGTCATAGTTGCACAAATAGATCTAGGATATTTTCCTGAATGAACTCTATTAAGTGTAACTAGTGCTACTGCGATCTGACCTTTAGTAGGTTCGTATCCAGCTTCATAGTATATATTTTGAGCTAGACACTCTACTTGTCTTTTCTCCACCTTAGTTAGTTTCTTTGGTGGTTCTATCTTTTTATGTACTTGTTGTGTATGTGCAATGTTAAAACTGCACAGGTAACATATAGCCAATATTGCGGCGAAAGTCTTCTTCATGGGGATATTCTCCTTGCGATTGTACTTAGCTTTTTATGCGCTTAGTATTATTATACTTCAGTTGCTAATTAAAGTAAATTTAATTTTTTGTAAGTTTGACGTAAGTCAACTAGATTAAGAATGAAGCTGTTACGCTTCCCTTGGAAGATTTGTGGTTGTTCATGGTCTACTCCTATTATTATTGTTAAGTTCGGAACTTGAATACCTGTAAGTTCCTCAAACATAACCGAATATGCCGTCGCTTGTAAAAAATAATGTTGTATATTATTTATATCCTTGGGTCTTTTAGAAGTCTTAAAATCGATTACCGAAATGACTCCATCAAATTCACCAATACAATCGACAGTTCCGGCTAACTCTAGTTTATCGGAATATAGCTTGCTCTCTAAAGCATGTATATTGTCTATCTTATCTACTATCGGCTTCATGTCATTCCACATCTCTATGTCAAACATGTCTGGCTCGACTGCTTCGCCTAAGAGGAACGATTCACATAATGAGTGGATCCTTGTACCTCTACCTGATGCAGCTGTAGATACCCTGTTTGCTTCCACCTCACCGACCCTCTTACGCCATTCTAAGATAGCTTTTTTGGTAAGGTGTCCTGTTACCTGAGTAACTGAAGGATAGTTCTTGCCAGATGGTGTCTTATAGACTCGTCCTTCTGGTAGATCTAATCGTTCAAGGACTGGAAACTCATGATGTATAAAGTTCTTCAATTATTTTTGAAACTTTTTCTTAAGCGTAGGTTTCTTACGATTAGGGTCTTTCTTTGGTTCTGCAGGCTTTGCTGCTTCTTTCTTTGTAGCTTTTGCAGGTTCTGCTTTCTTAGCTGGTGTCGGTTTTGCTTTAGTCAGTTCTGCAACTTTAATTACTGAAGGTTGCATCATGATTGTTGCAGCACACACATACACCGTGTAGCTTAGTAAACCAAATATCGCAACTATCGCTATTAATTCTTTCTTATAATGATTTAACATTACCATTCCTTTCAATAAAATTAAACTTCACGTCTGGATGATCTTTAATCATCTTATTCCAATTCGTTCTCCAATCTGGAGACATGTTCATGCTATCTGAATCTAAGAAGTTTCGTGTATAACTCTTACTGACGTTGTTGCTACGTATATCATTTGTAGTCATCGCGTCAGCTCCGTATATATCTATGTCTTTATAACCAAGTTCTATAGCTTTCATACAAGCTAAGTTACCGCTTGATAGACCTTTACGAGTCTTTTGTATGATACCTAAATTATTAAACAACGACACAGCTCCAACTTCTTCAACATAATCCCAAGCGGCTTGACTAAAGTATACACTACAATCTATGAGTGATATATCTTTGACTAATACTTTAACCATCTGGGGATCTAGTATCACAGTGCAGTCAACCTTAGTCCATGGAATATTACAACCTATACGGTATGTGTATTCTTTTTCTGGATTATAGGCTGACCGACTGGGACCATTACATAGTACCGCTACCTTATTATTATACATCAGGTACTAATAAAAGTACAATGATTAAGCTGTTAAAACCTCAATAGCATGGTTATAGTGTTTGATTCGATCTTCTAGACCGATATAACCGCCATTAATTTTCTTAGTCATTAACTTAATATCGCCTGAGTCAGCTTCACGGTTTAGTTTGTTTTTATTCCAAAACCATAATGCTGAATATAAAGCAGTAGGTATATCATCTGTCACGAGGTCAGGGTCATTCATCACTGTTTCTGGATCTTCGAAGAAGTCAGAAGCAAATGCTTGATAGTTAGCCTTACCTGTTAGTTGAATTGGACCTCTACCTCTATACTTCCAACCTTCACCGCTTGCAGTATCTCCGTTACCCATACGACTCGCATATATTACGTTAGCGATCATTTCAGGTTTACGATGATATGGAGCGGCATCTCTACCAGCTGCAGCAAAGTACTTACCAAATAGTTTGTTCAATGCTTCAGCAGAGTAGTTTAGGTTTTCAGATAGGATTGTAAAGTCCGCAGATTCATGCGCACACTGAGCCACAAAAGCTGCAACACGTTTTGCAGTCGTTACTTCAAATTGAGGTAACTGCACAACCATCGCTTCATACCACTCAGGAACCTTCTTATTGCGAGTGAGTATCTTAGCTAGTTTTTGCTCAGTAAAATCGAATTCGAAAGCCATTATTTTTTAGCCACTAATCCTGATACTTTTGCCCATAATGCTTTTGCAAAAGATAAAGCTGTGTCAACGATTAGTGTTGCTTTTTGTGGGTATTTTGCACCCAAATGAGCACCAACTAAAAATACAATAATGCATGTTAACATATGTTTCTCCTTTATTAACAGCTGAACTTGTATTGCTATGGGGTTCAGCAGATCCCATATCTAGATATATTTACTTGTTTTATTTAACGTACTTCCAGGTGTCTTTTCATGGATCCTTTGTAGTACTTCTTTAAACCCGTTATCAGCTCTACGTACACCTAATCTGACTGGATCTATGAGAGCATTCATACCTAACATTGATTCAATATTAGGGTTATCCTTAAGGTATTCCTCTTTAGCGGAGATACTCATGAACTTCTCAAATACCTCACCAGTGTCCTTGTTTCTAAAATCATACAATGGCATAATCTTCTCCTATTGTTTTATTTATAAACTCAGGGACTGGCCTTTTCTTCCAAGAGAACATCCTTTGCTTCTCGCCAAGATAATAGTTACGATATGACTGTACACCATCACCAGGCACTTTATATTGATCTGGCATTGCTGGAGTTGGGTCTGTAAAATGATCTCGCGGTATATTGTTAGGCAACTGTTTAAGTCTTGCTACAAGACCTGATGATTCACACTTGTGGATCTTACCATATCGATAAGTATATTCCTTGCATAGTTCATCTAACAATGACCATAGCCACATGTAGTTCTCAGATGCTTTTCTACACCATACAGCTGATGGATGGTTAACATGAGTAGCAGTGTATATTGCTTCATTGCGATCGTCAGGTAATACCCAACGTTTTATGTTACGACCTGTAGCAGTCTTACCCATCACTTCATCACCATCTAACATACGATGAGCAGTACATAATAGTTGACAAGACTCAAGTATCATCTTGACGCAGTGCTTATCGACATGCATCTGTGCTGCTACTTGTGGGTCTTTATGTAAGTAAAATATATTCATTAGCTGCGAGCTTTATATTCCATCCATACCATCCACGCAAATATTGCGACGATGAGGGCTGGTACAGCAATTGTTGGATAGTTTTGCAACCCTAGTAATACACCATATAATGCGAATAGTAATACTGCTAAGAATCCAGATACTGATTTGATTGATTGTAATAAGATTGATTTATTCATGATTTTTCCTTTTCATCAAGTTCAATTTTAGAAGCTTCGACTATCTCCACGCATTCAAACCCTTCATCGTCGTAATACTTTACTTTAAACTTCCAATCCTGGAGAGGCTGAAAGTCTATTACTTTTGCTTTATATTGTTGGAGTTTCGAGTTTTGGGTTAAAACGTACATGATCTAATAGCCACCTTTTTATTTTTAATGCACCTTTATCTTGTAGTGCGTAGGCTTCAATTTCCCACGGTTGTTTGCGATAGATGTATCTATGTTTGTCGTCCTCATACGTTAAGTATTTGATCTTAACGTTGTACTTCAACTGTCCAGATATAAACTGTCTGGCATGAACGAGCTCATGAGCTATCGTCTTACATAAGCTTGAAGTATTCTTTGCATTGAGTTCAATGATGATGTCATCATCGTACTCTTGATCTGTTGTACCTAAAGTCTCTTCGCATTTAAAGTTTTTAAATAAGAACTTATACTTTACGTCTTTTGCTTTCTTAGGGTATTTTTTGGATATGTCTTTGATAAGGGTCTTTTCTGCAGCTATACATTGCTTGACATATGTTGTTAGTCTACGTTTTGATAGTCTCTCTACTGCAGGTGTACAGTAAACCGAGATCTTATCAGACCTATAGAGTAAAATTTGCCTTATCATACCTAATATACTACCACATCCTTTGATTAAAGTACATGCTAACATAACTTATTGATTATAAAGACAATTTACAACGCACCTGGACTCATGTTCTGTCCAGCATATAGCTTACTATCTATTTATGTAAAACTATGTTCCTGGCTGCTCGGGTGCGATGAACCCAGCCTCTTCAACCAGCTTACGGGTGATTTTCTTATACTTCTTATGTAGCTTTTGATCCTTGACAGCTATGATAAGTTCAGCCTCAGATGGGTGTACAGACTCTAACAATGATATGAATAATGCCTCACGTTTGATAGGCTTTAAGTCTTTTCTAAGGAATACATAGAATCGTCTAAGTTCTTGAGTAAGGATAGCTGGACTCATTCCAATAGGCGCAGCATCTTGTCTATAAGGTGGAGCATCCTCTGGTAGGACAAACTTCTTCTCAGGCAAGAATGCATATTCGAATATGATCCTTAATGCTGAGTTATCTTTATACTTTGTTGTTAGTAGCTTAGGATCATTATTGATCTCGTCAAGCATCTCTGGTAAAAATCTAACTGCCATTTTAAAACTCCTCAATCTCGTCCAATAATAGACGACATTTGTTTTTAATCAAATACTCCATTACAGAGTTCTTATCACCCTTAGGTTTAGTGTTCTCATATGTATATATGATCATCTTAGCTAACTCTTCGGGTATGAAGTCAAAGTTAACCAACTGCTGGTTACGCTGATAGTTACGCTTCTCTTCATCGTTCTTACATGCTTCGATACCCTTCTCAAAAAATTCAGGTAATCGCTTAGCACTAAAAGGTTTTTGTCTGTCACCAGATACGAACACATCGTCCTTAGATAAGATGTTTGGTATACCATCACCACTATCGCCCTTCACGATATGTTGGATAGTATACTCTTGTATCTCCTTCTGAGATCCTTCTACAAACTTACGTTGCATAGGTGACCATTGGCGAACGTTCTTATTACGTTGTAGCTGTATGAAGTCCTTATCAGAAGACACGATCAATACTTTTTGAGGGCTATAGAATAACCCTTCTTGTATCAGCTCATGTTCTTGTGAGAAGTCTACTAGAGTTGCGATGATATCATCAGCTTCGGCTCCCTCATTGATTAGTACTTTATAGGGAAAATAGTTGATTAGCTCTTCTCTTAACTCTGCTAGTGTATCAAATATGAAACCCCAATCCAAATCAGACTTATCACGATTGGCTTTACGGTGTGCTTTGTAATGAGGGAATATTCCTTTACGCCAATAGTTACGACCGTCACAAGCAATGACGATATCACCATACTCTTTGCCATACTTCTTCTTATAGGATTTAATGGTTGATAGTGTTGTATGTCTGATTAAGTTCTTGATCTCTTCAGGAGACTGTCGCTTGATGTCGTTCTGAAAAGGTAAGATGTTACTTAATGCTATCTGACTATAATCTAATATGATCATTAAAATGCACCTAATAAAATTGTTTCTTCATTGATACGACCGTTTGGAGCCGTAGGCTTTGTAGTCAAAGCTTTTGCTGCTGTATTAAGGTTACGCTTGCCTATAGATAAGTCTTTAAAGAACTTCTCAGGGTTTCGTAGTGTCCATGACCATGACTTAGCGATGCTATAGTTGATGATCGTTGTGCCCTTAACTGATAGGCTATCAGAGTCGTCTGCTACATAAGCTGCAAGCTTTCTATACTTGATGTTATATACCCATAGTTCTTTAGACCCAACGATATCTGCTGGATTACACGATTTGAGGTTTAATAGATCATGCTTAAACATATACTTAAGTTTCTTAACGATAACTGCTGGAGGTTTTGCTTTAACCACTCTAGGTTTCTTAACAGATACCTGATGTTGAGCACAGTCATCTACGATAGATTGCAATGCTGCTCTAAATCGTTTGAGTTCAGTCTTAGTAAGGAATGAATAGCCTTCAACGAGTTGTTCATCAGTACCAGCCAGTGCTTCATCGACTTCATCAACGTTAAGTTTATAATAATCACCAATCTTCTTTGCGACCATACCTGATATATTGTTAGTGAGTAGGTGTGCTTTAGTGTTGAAGTCCCATACCTTTGATTGCATGAACTTATCGATAGCATAGTCAATGTCTTCAGATGCTGCACGAGCTGCATCAGCTACACGCTTATCTATAGGTATGATTGGCGCTTTAGGCTTATCATCTTCAACTTCGGCTGCGTTGTACTTATGATAGATAGCTACGACCTTTTGTAGCATATCATCATGATTGATAGGAGATATGAACCCACCATTCTCCATGACCATACATAATGATCCCATGTTGATAAGCTCATAGTCAGGTACCTTATCAGATAACACTTTGTAGATATCTTTGAATGATACACCTGCATATGATGGTTCACCGATATCTTTAGAGTATGTCTTAATATATTTCCTAAGTGCATTAGCTCGCGTAGAGTTTTCTGCATTAGTGTTATAGTATCCTAAAGCTGCCATAAGGGTTGACTTATAGTTCTCTTGTGTTACCACAGGAGCACCGCTTCCTTTGCCTTGTGCTATAGCTTTTTGTTGCCATTCTTTGGTTGGTTTTTTAGTTTTCATATTGGCAATATACCATAATTAATAATTAATGTACAATTATTCTGCTTCTTGGTTTGTAACTGTTTGATAGATCGTTTCAAATTCATCGTTTAAAGCTACCTCTTCGTTGAAGTTTTGCTTGTGATATGTATTAGCAAGCTTAGCTAAAGTCTTTTTAGGGATCTTAAACTCATCATAAAGGTTCTTAAGAACTTCTTTTACAAAGTCCTTCTCAGCCTCAACGCGTGTCATAGAATCAGAGATCTCATTAAGAGCACCTTTGATTTTCTTTTTGTCTTCTTCAAGTAATTGCATTATACTTCTCCATAGTTAAAAATATATAGTTATTTGGATAACTGTTCCTCGGTCATGACATCTTCATTCATACAGAAAGGCCATAACTCTTCTACACTATGAAACATATGGTTAAGCCTTGATTGATCATAACCATATGAACCTAGTTTGCTTAACACCTTTTCATTGAACTCAGGTGATGCTTCTACATGATGATGGTTGTGTCTGTAAAAAGAATGCAACCTAAATTCACCATGCGCATGCTTAGTTGATAAAGCCATAACTGCACATGCGCTATCGCACTGGTTTAAACTGTACCAATGAACGTGTCCATGTGCATACACTGCATCCATGGCTTCAAACAAATCATCACTAGTACCACCGTGACTTGAAACATAAAAGCTTATAACCTTATTAGGATTGGCTTTGACAATTTGAATAATCTGATCATACTTTCCTTTGTCAAGCTTACCAATAATTTTATATTCATTATCAGTAATTTTATGGACAGCAGGAACTGTGGCAGTACATGCAGTTAAAAATAATGATAAGAATATAAGTTTCATAAGATACTGTAATTTTTTAAAGTACACTGGGTCAAATAGAGGCCCCTTAGTTTAACCCCTCCAATGTACTTTAAAAAAGACTCTACAGCGTGCGTATCCACACTGACCCGCGGAAGCTGACCTAGGATAGTCCGCATATATGTATTAAGTGGCGTAGAGTCTTATTCGTTTTGCTTTGGCTTTAAATCAAGTCCACCATCACATTCAAATGATGAATTACATCGATATAAGTGCCCAGTTTGCGTATTCATAACAATAATATCCCTAGTTACAGGATCGACATTAAACGTATATAAGCTATTATTACGGAACTCTTTAGCCGTCGTTTGATAACCCATTAGAGCTGCAGTGATTGCGGCTATTAATACTTCCATAGAGTTTAAAGTGCCTGAACTGATATGATTGAATCAAGTCTAAAAGATCTCCAACCTTGATTCTCAGTATCAAATACACGTAAGACTTCTTTAGAGTACTCTTTATCTTGATTCTTTGGCTGATGCTCAGCTGGTATGTTTGTTAACGTACAAAGCATCGTTCGCTCTGTGCCATCCTTTTTTGTAAATACTACTCTAGCATCACCTGTGATCAGTTGTTTATAAACATGATCATAAAACTGTTCATCATTTAATATCATTACTCTTCTCCATAACCTGGACCCCATGAATGTGGATCCACTAAACTGTTTAAAAGTTCACGCTCTTCGGTGCTTGCATCCTCATCATCGATAGGATCTGGCACCTCATACATACGTCCTTTTTTGATACCTTTTACATTTAACATGATATCATTATACCCTTTTTTTGATTTATTGTACATATATTTTTACCATGAACTCGTATAAAAGACTTCTTCGCCTCTGGCAAAAGCTTCTCGAGCTTTTTTGATGAACTCAAGGTCGGCAGCTTTATCGTCAGAGTCAAACCTTGAATCTTGGCCAAAGAAAAATCCTTCAGTCATAGGCAACTCGTTGTTAAGGACTACTGACTCAATATAGTTGATGTCAGCTTCAGTGAGTTCCATCTCGATGCCATTGAACACGAGGACACGCTCTTCTCTAAAGTCATCAGGATATTCGTCTAACATCCATTGAGGGATAGGTTGACCTCTATCATTCCACATGTCTTCTAAGAGACCATGAAGAGCGTTGTGTTTTCTCCAGTATTGAAGCTCTTTAGCTTCTTGTGGTGTGTCTTTAGCGCGACTATACGCGTACATATCTAATCCCATTATCTAATCTCCTTAATAAATTTTGCTTTAAGTAATTCTGCAACTATACCGTTATCATTATCTTGAGCTGTTAACATCCAGCCTTCTAAAGTGTTACCAGAAAATGCAAACTGTGGGTTAACGAGGCATTTATAATAATGACCGTTGATCTTGAAAGTCATTATGCTGCCTTTCTATCTTTGTCCATAAGATCAAAGATGATTGCTTTAGCACAGTTGATAAACTGACGAGCTTGGT